ATATTAGAAATATATCCATTTTGCCCACCAATATTTGGAGAATAAATTGTAGTACTTCCAATAAATGAACCACTATATCCACCATCTGCTAATGATTGTAATTGAGCAGTTGCATTGTTATAAGCTGTATTTGCTTTTGTTGTAGCATCGGAGGCTGCATTTGATTGTGCAGCACTTGCCGATATTGATGCCGAAGCAGCTGCTCTTTGTGAATATAATAATGCGTTGGCATCAGTTGCGGCATTACCTCCTGTAACATTTATAGTTCCATTTACACCCAATGTGGTGCCATCCCAAGTTAATTTATCTTTTAATGAAAATTTACCTGCACTATCCATATAAACGGATGTATTTGCGTTATTATATGTACCTGTTCCTATGTATATTTTTCTAGTCGAAGTAGTAGCATCCAAATTTATTTGTGCAGCAGTTGTATCTCCTACTGTGAATTTTTCTTTTATATACCCAACTTGTCCACCAATTGCGGGTGAATAAATTACAGTATCTCCAATGAATGAACCACTATATTGGCCATTTGCTAATTGTTGTACTTTTGATAATGATGATGATAAAATAGTTGCATTACTTTGTGACACAGATGAACTCAATGTATAAATAGAACTACTTGTAAACCCAAATGAAGATGATAATGATGAACTTATTGAACCGGTTAATAATAATACAGATGTACTCACCGAACCACTTAATGTAACAACAGAACCACTAACTGTTGTAATACTGCTACTAACACTACCACTTAATGTAACAACAGAACCACTAACTGTTGTAATACTGCTACTAACACTACCACTTAATGTAACAATTGTAGTGTTAGCTGATGAACTATATAATGTAGCTGTTCCACTAATTGATGATGAAACGGCGTTTAGTTGTGCTAATGATGATGATGCCGATGAACTTATATATATTAATGTTCCACCTACGTTATTATTACCACCATTGAATAAAACACTTTGGGTTACGGCAACCGGCACATAATTATTATTTACATCGTAAAATTCAAATTTAAAATTAAAAGTTTCGTTACCCAATACCGTTGGCATTGTTGTTACAAATGAAACCTCATCCGGCGAAAATGCGGTATCTTCTGAAAGTTTTAAACTTACATTACCCAAATGCCATTCGCCTTGTGATTGTGAAAAATATAAAGAACCACTTTGAAAATCATAATCCAATTTAAACGGAATTACCGTATCTGATAAATTTTTTGTAGGACTTATTCCATTTAATGTACTAATTAAAACATTACCACCATCTGAACCACTTATGTATATTCCTAAATTACTTGTGGTAGATGATGAATAAAACGCATCTAAATTTAATTCATATGTGTTTGATGCTTTTATATCCAACGATTGTGAGTAAGTTAATAACCCACTTCCATTTAATTTTAATCCACTTTCAATTCGGCTAGACGTAAGTTCTGTATTTAACGAACCTGTATTCCAAAAGTTTTTAAGTGTTTCTGATGTAAATATTCCCGTATTTCCAACTACACTTCCTGATAATTGGGTGGTTGTTAATAATTCTTTTGATTCAACTAAAATATCTTGAATCATATCATAATCCGAAATATCACCAATAGATGTTCTAAAAACTTTTATACGTTTGACATCGCCTGCAAATGTTTCTAAATTTGAAAGTTTTATATTAGCAAAAGATTGGGTAACTGGGGATGCTACCTTTGAACCGGTTATATCAAATAAATAAATTGGACTTAATATTTCACTAATAGAAGCAGTAGGCCTTTTATAAAAACGAATTTTTGTAGTATTAGCTAATGTAGGATTTACATTAATGGTTTTTTGCCACTTTACATTATATTGTCCTTGCCAATTTACCGGAATAGGTGTAAGTAATCCATTATTATCATATTCAGAAAGTTCTCCTAAGATTGTAAGAGTACATGGTCCGTATGCTGTTTCTGGATACACATATACCGATACTACTTTTGACACTCCTTCAAAATATTCTGTAACAAATGGTTCACCATTTACAGATGATGATATCATACCTTCACCCGGCTCATGATATATAATATTTCCAGCTGCATCTTTAATTTCTATTTTTATTAAAGTATCAGCTACTAATTCAGGCGTACCAGCTATAAGAAAAGCATTTTTACCACCGGTGAATGTATCAGGTAATTCAGTTATATTGAAATATCTACTATTCGGTTCTGTGTCCTGTACAAACGTATTATATTTATCTAAATTTTCGGAAAATAAAGTTTTTTGTATTAACGCCATTGTATTTGAAATATTTTATACTAATAAATATCTCCAAAAAATAAATAACTCATATTTATATAAAGAAAACTAATAAAAACTAAAGAAATATAAAGTTATGAAATATTCAATGATTCAGATAAAAAAAGAAACCCACGAACTTCTCAAAAATTATTGCGAAGAACATGGGTTTAAGATGGGTAGCTTGGTTGAAAACTTAATTAAGAAACACGTTGGTGTAACTAAACCTCAAGCGGGTGTGTTAAGAGCTGATAAGGTTAAAAGTCAATCTTACTAAATCCATCTACTTTTTTAATTTCTATTAATCCATCTACGATATCTCTCATTTGTTCTAAGTGAGAAATCATCCAAATGAAATCGAATTGAGTTTTTAAATACTGCATCATCATAAATAAAGATGATAAGTTATTTGCATCCAATGTACCAAACCCTTCATCGATTACTAAGAAGTTTGGACGAGGTAGGTTACATATGTTAATAAGTGCTACTCTAATAGCCAATCCACTTACAAATTTCTCCATACCACTACACATTTCTAATGGCCATTCTTGGTCTTCGTAAACGATTTTTGCGTTGATGTTTTTACCATCAATATCCATTACAATACTAAAATCAACAACTTGTCCTAATATATTATTTATTTCATTTTCAATAACTGGCATTGCTTTGGAAATCAATTCATAAGGGATACCATCTCTCTTAACTGCATCCAAATAATAGGTGTATAGGCGGTTCTTTTCTTCTAAGTCCTTAACATCACTCATCTTCTGCTTTATCCCCTCTATAAACGATTCTAATGAAGAAATAGAACCATTTAAACTGGCGATATCTTTATTGATTGATTTGATTTCTGATTCTATTTCACTTTTGGTTTTATTTAGTCCATTAATTACTGATTCTATTTGTTTATTACGTTTAATAGTATCTTTATTATCGTGATACTTTTGAATATCAACTTTGACTTGCTCCAACTGATTATCATATAATTGCTGTTGAGTTATGAATCCATTTAATTCTGCAATTGTTTTTTCTTTGATTACAATTGCTTTTTGATATTTGGATTTTAAATCAACTAACTCATCCCATTGTTCATCCACATCTGCTAATCGGCTAGCTTGGTTAATCAAAGAATTTAATTTACCATGCATCTCTTCCAAATCAGCTATTTGCTCTTCAACTTTCTTTTCAGTTTCCTTTGCATCCTTTACGAATACATTGTTCATACAAAAGTTACAATTGGGGTCATACTCATGCTCTGCTAAATGTGATAACTTCTCTTTATTTGATTCCAAAGATTGTTCTACTAATGCAATATAACGTTCGGTATTATTGATTTCACCTTTTAGTATATCCCATTCTTTCTTAGCTTCTTCAATTGGTTGTTCGTTAATATATTTTGTTTCTTCAATTGATTTTGAAATTTCAGATATAGATTGAGTATATCCATCTAATTTTTCTTTTTTAAGTTTTTCTTCTGAAAGTGTATGTAAGATATCCCTACCAATATCATTCTTTTTCTTTTCTAATATTTCTAAATCTAAATTACCATCTACTGGCACTAACTCTTTTGTTAATCCTAATATTCTATCAGATAAGTCGGTTACATCTATTGTTCTACTTTCTAATGTTTTTTCAAATCCTCTTAGTTCTGATTTTTTGGTTTGTCTTTCTAATCCTTTTTCTGCTAATTCAGATGTAAAATCGGTTTTCTTAAAGTTTTTAATAAGAACTGCCACCTCTTTAATATCTTCGGTAGCTGTTTCGTATAATTTATCAAACACATTCAATCCCATAAATTGAGCAAGTAAGTCTTTTCTCTCACTTTGAGATTTATCAATGAATATAGAGTTATTACCTTGCAACGATAATGCAGTCAATACAAAATCCTCATACTTACCAACATATTGTTCAATTACGATATTCGTATCTCTTCTTTCCGTTCCATTTAAGGATGTTATAACCCCACCCTCTTCTTTCCAAAATTGAACATCTACTTTTACATTTTTACCTTTATTAATAGTTTTTGCTGTTCTCTTAATAAAGAAATCGATTCCATCAACTTGGAAGTGTAGTTCACACTCAAAATCTGATTTACGATTATTCATAATATTTTGAGCTTTATAAGCTCTACTACATTTATCGTATAAACAAAATGAAATAGCATCAAATAGAGATGATTTACCAGCTGCATTTGGTGCAAATAATCCCATCAATCCACCAATTTTTTGAAAATCAATTTTATTAGCTTCACCATATGAAAACATATTACTAAATTTAAATTTAATTGGTTTCCAATGAATATTTCTATGTATTTCTTCTTGCGTTATTCTACTATTAATATCTCTATTAACGCCTTCCAACGCATCCAAATCTTCAGTAGTTGTAAACGGCATCATTCTCTGAACATATTCTCTTATCAATGTATTTTGATGATTGATATCAGTTACATCTTCAAAATCTAATTTACTTAACCTATTTCCAGTCTTTTGTTTATTAAACGAATCGGTTCTAATAATTGTAAAATCTTCAACACCATATCGCATTTTAATTTCAGTAATTACCTTCTTTGTATCAGCTGAATCCGTATTCGATAATCGAACTCTTAAACGAGGTTTTTTTGGCATATCAGTTACAATTGGAACTTTTCCATTATCAATATCCAATGTATAATATCCATATTCGTTTGGAATATCAATTCCTTCGTATTTCATAGAATCTAAATCCCAAGCTAAGAATCCATGTCCATTTAAACTTTCACCAAAGTTTTGTTGTACTAACGAACCAGCATAAACTACTTTACATCCGCTTGGAGAAATCATAGTTTGCCTTTTATGAATATCGCCCAATAGTGCTAAATCATAACCATCAAACATATCGGTTGTAAAATGACGTGAAGATACTACATATCCAATATCAGTTTGTGAGTTATCAACAGGTCCGTGAAATAAAGCAATCTTTTTGTTGCCTGATAATGTATCAGCTTTTGGCCAATTCTTTTTATCATCGAAGATACTGAATACACCAAAATCGATTCCACCAATAGAATATACTTGAGTATCTCTTAGGTAAGTAAAGTTTGGTAGATTTAGGGCTTCTACAATTGGAGTAAGTACATCTAATCTATCAGAGTTGTTCATGTTACAATCGTGATTACCCGTGATAAGGATAGTTTCACAATGTTTTGAACATTCTGTAAATAGCCAACTTATCTCTCTAACTAATTCGGGAGATAATTCTAATTTAGCGTGAGCAATATCACCTGCTAAATAGATAAGTGAATTTTCCGTTCCTCTTTTACGGATTTCTTCAAACATTGTTTCAAATACTTTTCTGTACTCTTTATGTCTTTGTACATTACGAATATGTACATCGGCAATGTGGTAGATTGTTTTTAATCTTTTCATAAACTATTTATTTTGTTTAATAGTAATTCTTCGGATGAAAACTCTTTGGTTTTCGTTAATTCTTCATAAAATTTTTCATATCCCATATCAGATGCATCTTTATCTCTAAGATACATCATCTTAACATTTATACCTTGCTTTCTAAAATATTCCGCTGCTTTAAGCGCTTCATTGATAGCATCATTATCTAATGAAATAACAATATCACTAACTCCACTCATAAAGATTTTCTCTACCAATTGTTTGGATGGGAATTTACCTAATAATGGTATTGCGTTTCTTTTTATTGTAATTGCATCAAATACACCCTCACAAAGTATAATTGGTTCATTCCAATTAATTTGTGATTCAAATACTATAATATTTTTACTGATAGGTGGGTTTTTATATTTCATTTTCTCTTCAGTATAATATGAACGAGAAATAAAATAATTTAATTGACCATTTAAATCATATGATGGTATAATAACTCTTCTACTATACAAACCTTCTTTACAATAACCAATATTATATTTTATTATTTCTTTCATACCAATACCTCTTTGAGTAAGGTAGAACATAGCATGTTTATATTCGGGATTAAACCCTTTAGGAGACTCGCTAAGCGATACAAATTCTTTTGGTAATTGAATGAACACCTTTGTATCGGCATCCTCTAATTGTGGGTTATAATTACTATCACCATAGATTTCTCTAATAATAGAAATGGTCTTTCTATCAACATCTAACTTTTTTAATAAAGATGTTAATTTTTTACCACCACTATTACACGTCCAACAATGCCATTTTTGAGAATCGGTATTGACTTGGAGTTTTGGCTTATGATGATTACAAAATGGACAATGGAATGCCAATTCGTTGCCTCTCAACGTAAGACCATGGCCCAATACATTAGTAAGGGCATTAATTACCTTATTTTTATCATTGCTACTTAACACATCACAAATATACTACAAATATTTGATATTACCAAATTTTTATGGTTCTAAAAACCAATAATCCGGTATTTCCTTATCTGCGTACTTATAACCATTCTTATCGCACCAATCTGCGTATGTGGTTTTGGAGTTTTTTGTGATTTTGTTCTTAGAATTGGAAAATACGAATCGTATATCCAAATTGGGGTTTTGAGCCTTAACTAACAAGTGTTTTTTCCTATCAGCTACTACAAACCTACCCTTTGTCTCTACTCTAATACCATTGGGTAATTTGAAGTCAGGACTATATGTGTGGTTTGATGCTGGAATTATGTATGGAACTTTTTCAGTTTCATATTCTACTTTAATTCCTTTGGACTCTATTTGTTTTGATATGGTTTCTTCTAAACCGGATTTAAATCCATATTTTTTAGCAACCCATTTAGGATTACTTTTATTTATAACTTTTTTAGCCATTAAATTGGTTTATTTTTTTACTGAATCCGAATATTTATTTTCACTAATCTCTCCACCTCTTCCGGTTTTAAATTTAGCGGCAGTTAATACTTGGTCATCTATTTTTTTCAAATCATTTGTAGTGTACGGTGTTTTTGCATTTGTACCAGCTTCAAATGAAATTTTATCAACACCCAATGATGATTGAGCGGCTTTGTATAATTCTAAAATCTTTGACATAATGTTGTTTGTTTAATATAAATATAAGTTAAGTATCAAAACGGATAATAAAGTTTACAGGCATATCTGGTTCTGATTTGATTGGTTGTGGTAACTTAGCAACAGCCACTAAATCACAATTATCATCATATAATCCAATTGTTGTAATAAATGGTGCTAAGAATGAGCCCGTGCTATCTATTGAACCACTTAAATCATAATGTTCAAACCCACCACTAACTGATGATGTATAATTTGATGCAAATCTATAATCTAATATATTTCCATTCTCTAATGTAGATTTTTTCTTAATATATTTTGTACCAGGGTTAGTTGTAACTTTATATATTTTATTATCACTGCCTGTTATAAATTCAGTTGTCTTTCCAACCTCAACAACTGCTGATGGGTTTTGTGATACATTAAATTCATCTTCATTTGCAATTAAAAGATATTCATGCTCATAAATTGTTTTGGTTGATTTGTAATCCAATTGCCATCCATTTGCTAATCTACTAGCGGCATCTTTCGTTATTACAATTAATCCTTGATTATAAAATACATTACCAATTTTAATACCTTGCGCTTGTTCGGGTAGAAATGGAATATCTTCTGCTATTGCCATTCCAGTTTCAATATCTAAACTAATTAAATTTATTGTTGCTCTTGGAATTCCATTATATATTAAATCTAATGTTCCAGATTGTATATCAAATGCACCCATATAGAGTTCTAAAGATGCCGAATATATATTTTCATCTAAATCTATAAAGTTGATTATACTATTTTCAACATCAATTCTGGAAATATTAATTTGGTCTCTATTATCTTGTAGATTCCCAAAAGAATCATCCACATAAGATATTTCATTTAATTGGTTTTCATTATCTACTAATACTACCGAACCTTTTTTTATCCCTTCACCAATGTATATATTTGGAATAGATATTACTTTAGCAGAACCACTTAAAAATCTTTCTTTTGCTAATTTAGAATTAGTATATATGCTTTGCTTATGTCCACTTCTTAAAAATGGATTATCTCCCAAATCATTATAAAATTGAGCCCTTAATTGGCCATATACTGAATGTTTATTAAATGAAGAACCACTTAAATTGCCGGTTGTAATTATATTGGTTGTAGTTGAATCGTATTGACCCAATTCTGCTTCTAATAAATCAATTTGCGTAGAACCATTAGAAAAGCTCCATTCTTTATACGCCTTAAACGGGCGAATACTGATATCTGATTTAGGTATTCTTTTTAACATATCATATATAAATATCAAATTAACAAAAAACCCCCATTGAAGGGGGTTGATTGTCTTAATTATATCCTCTGATTAGAAATCTAATTTAACTTTAATTGCAATCTCTTTATCGAATGATTTTGCAATTGGTTGTGATGTTTTAGCTACTGCTATCAACTCATTTCCATCATCATAAAGACCTACAGTAGTGATATACACTTTAGGGTCTTTTTCAAATGATGAATTAACAAATGCCCCTACTGAACCACTTACAAATGTTGGGTTGTTTGAAAAATTAAATTCTCTATTATTTGCTCTTACAAAATAATGTGAAGTTGAAACATTTTCAGTTCTACGAGCTTGAAAATCTGCTCCTTTATTTAGTGCATCAAATAATTTTAATGAACCAGATGATGAACCCGATTGGTGATATTTAGCGGTTGTTGCTCCAACTGCTGGCATTAAATTACCATTCACCGATGCTGATAAAGCTGATGGGTTTAATAATATGATACCCATATCAGGGTAAAATAATCCAAATCCTGCACCATTTGATGCTGTATATGTATTGATTGAAGATGTTAATGCTGAACCAATATTTAATGAACCACTAGCTAAGTAATAAACTCTACCCGCAGTTGTTACATTTTCATCAGTTCCACCACTATCATCTATTAATGTTATAAATTTAGCAACACCATTAAGTGAGCCTGATAAATTTATTGATATATTACCTGGATCCAATCTTTCTTTATATCTAGCTCTATTTACATTGATTGCGTAGAATGATTTCATATTATTTCCAGCATAATCGGTAAAATATGGGTCGGCTGAATCTAGTAATACATTTTTTAATTGATTATATATTGCCTTTGTGGGTAACGTAGATGAATCATCTTGCGTTAATGTAGGTGAGCCGGATGCGGCTGCATCTCCATATGCTATTGAAAATTGAACTTCAGCTATATCCGATGTTAATGGATTTTCATTATAAACATCTAAATAGTACTTACCCGTTGAGGAGTTAAGTTGTGTAGATGATGTATAAAATTCATTTAAAGAACCAGCATCCCCACTCCAAATTCCGGAAGTTACAACTTCTGTTCTATTAGTTACTTTATCAATTGCACCGAATTTTTTATAAATACCATTCGTTACAGTCGTTAAGTCAGAGCTAATTTGCTCTCCTTCGCCCAAAAATTGGTTTAAGATTCTAACCATTTCGTTAGTATCTATTGGAGTGCCTGCGGTATTTGCTGCGCCTGCTAAGTATTGTGATAAATTACTTGCTAATAGGGCTCCTCTATTGTCTCTTATTAATGCCATAGTTTAAATTATTGAACGTATGTTACGGTTACAGGAATTGTTTGTGAACCACCGGTTTCGTTACCATAAACAGTTATTGTTGTTTTGATAGTCGAAGTTAATGATGGGTTTGGAATAAATTTGAAAGATAATCCTTTAGCGATTGCTGCCGTTGCAGATACATCATCACCAATAAATACTGGCACTGTGCCCACATCTGCACTAACTCCTTCGCCTACTATATCACCAGCAGTTTTATTAGAAAGTATAATGGTATAACCCATTCTTCTATTTCCGGCAGGAGATGTTGTTGGAGAAAGCGAAACTTCACCACTTCTTTGACTAACTGCAATATTAGGAACACCAAATTCTACCACAGGAATACGAGTTGTATTCTTAGGAAGTGTTACTAATTTGTATTTCATTACTTGCGTTTCATCGGGATTAGCTTCTAAAACTGGCATATTTTTAATTGCCGAATCATAGAAAGCAGAACCCTTTGGGTGTGCTGGTTCATATAAGGTGTAATCAATCTCATCATCTGCTAAAGCAAATTGAGTGATGTTTAACCCCTGTCCTGCTGCTAATTTTTCTCTACCTTTTTTGGTAAGAATTGCATCAACAGTCAATTCTGTATTACTTAAATATCCCATAGTATTGTATTATCTTTGTTTATAAATATTATATTTTTAAAATTTCGTTAATCTACTTCCAAAATTGGTTCACTTGCATCTCTTCCTGTTTTATTTACTTTTAATGTATTAGGATTTGATATAAATGTTTCAATAGGAGAACTACCATCTAATGTAGTTGCTGCTGTATTTTTTGAACCTCTGAAGAAAGAGTTTTGTAATCCTCTCGTTAAATCATTTGTGTTTCTATAATGAGTCGGTAAATATCCATCAACATTTTTAATATCGATTATATTACCTCCAATAATTGGTACTATTGAGCCCGAAAATGGTTGAATATTTAATTTAGTTTCATTATATGATTGTATATCTGAAACATATCCTCCACGTGGGTCACCAAATCCGTTTGCAGATGCAGTTACAGCAAATTTAGTTACAACTCTTTCCTTTTGTTCGGTTACTAATTGTACTCTAACTCTTTCTTTAACTCGTCTACCATCTTTATCAAAATATGTTCTGATAGCAGAACCACTTTGTGCATAAATACCAAATCCAATAGTTTCTAATTCAGTTTGTCCAATTATTTGATTTGCATTAATTATATCAATTTCCGTCAATATGGATGGATTTCCTAATTCTGCATTTATTGTAACTTCGTTTTGATAATATTCAGATAATATATCACTTTCTGCATCATAATTATATTCAGCTTCAATTTGATAACTATCAGCGGTAGTTGTTTGTAAAGATGCGGTGTATATAGTAGCACTATATTGATTATTTTCTGCATTCAATTGTTCTGATAAATCTGAATTTATTATAGCAAGATATTGATTTGAATCTGCTACTAATTTAGTTGTATCTGAATATTTTATATTTGCCTCTTTTTGATACTCGTCAGCCGTAGGTCTTTTTTGCTCAATTTTACTTCTTTCTAAAATATGTGGTTCAATTAATAAACCAGTAGTTGCTTTAACTCTAGCCGGTAGCATATTCTTAATATCTTCAAACATAGATTTCTCATATAGTTTGATTAAATTAATATATGCATAAATATCTCTACCATCAAATCTTTGAAAATAATAATTTCTTAAATTATCTAATTGAGAGTAATTTGATTTATAATTATCCGATGGGTCACCAATATAGTTATCCAAATTAATTCCACCAAACGATTTAGCAATATCGATATTTAATTCCTTTGTCGGTGAGAAAAATAATCCCACTCTATTTGAATCCGTTGGTGATTGGTCAAATGCTTTTTTAGTTGCTCTACTTTTTATAGATAAATTAATACCATCACTCACATCTTTACCATTAAAATCGGTTTGTGATTCAAATCTAACTTTATTAGTTGAATATCTACCTGCGCCCAAATCTGGTATTTCTAATACAACGCTTCTATCTATTGCTTCAAAGTTATAAGGATATGATGTAGATGCTGCAAATCCAATAGCAGATGCACTTATTGGTGCATTTAATGTTGATGTTATATTTACAATACTTCCAGTTTCTTCAAATTGATTTCTTACAAAATTTTTAGGATAAAAAATATTATTTGCAACATTTAGTAAAGATTGTGATACTGCTAGGTTTTTGGGGTATTCAAAATCTAAGCGGAAATACAAATCAGTAGTAGATGCTGATATATGATTACCATTTATCATTTCAGGAAATGAAACGTGTTCATTAAATACATTAGTATTTAGTACATCAGACCATAAACGGAATTCATCAATACTACCACTGTAATTTCCACCAATTTTAATGGTAGAACCATTGTTCCAATTTGATATAGCAGATGATGTGATTGATTGTTCAAATAATGTTTTTTCTTTATGAGCTTGCTTTATATCTAATTTTAATCCATTAGAACCACTACTTACCGATATACCAAAAAATTTATCGTTAAATATTGGTAATAAAGAAGATTTTATTTCATTAGTACCATCATATTTAAATACAACATTACCATATAGTGCTTCGTTAGAACCGCTTAAATTTAAATTCCAACCACTACCACTAATTAATGTATAATTAGAATTATATTCAGGTTTTATAAATAATTCAATTGTATTTGGTCTAAGACTAGAAGTATTATTTGTTTGTTTCCAATCTAATTGAATAGATGCCCCACTATTAAATTTAATAGCAGTAGTAATATTATCATATACTAATTTACTCTTAGTAGTTTCAGCTATTTCCGGTCCACCAAATTCTAAAATTGAAAGATTTGATGATGGGATACCATAACAAGCCATCAGCGCATATACGCCTCTTCTTGTGCCTTTATGTTTTAATAAATATGGTATATTATTTATAATTCTTCTCCATACTTCATTTGTTCTTTGTTTGGCTGGAGTGGATTCTATTAATGCACCATTTGAATCATATGATTTATATTTTTGAATTCCATCATTGTTCAATCCAAATGCGTATTCCCATAGTTGCTCGTTTGCTGCTAAATTCTTAGCATCCCAACTAAATGATTTTAATGCATCAAATAAAACTTTGTCTGATATTCCTCCCGTTTGTTTATACCCCAACCCTCTACTATTTTCTATGGATTTTGTATAATAATAAATTGAATCAAAATGCTGACCAATCATTGAGAAAAATAATAATAAACTATCATTATTTTCATCCGATATAATATATTGTGGTATATTGTTTAATATATAGTTTTGATTATTATTATCGTATATGGTTGCTAACTCTATAATATTATTATACCAAGGTAAAACGCTAGATGTATCATTTGATGATATCCTATTACCATTATTATTATACGGCCAAGTTATAGAAGTACCATTATTCGTAGTGTATGTGGATGATGATGTATATAAAAATTTTTCAAATCCATCAAATCCATTTACAAGTTGATTCCTTTTTGTGGATTGTCTTTCTAATTCTTGTTGATTAGCTACAGAATTAATAAAACCTGTATTGGTAATATCAATAGATGCGGATGATATTAATCCATCATAGGCTTCTATCAACTGGACCTTATATAAAAAATTATCAACTCTCTCTTTAGCGGAACTAAAATGAACAAAATTATTCCATAAATAAGTTGAACCACTTACATATTCTATATTTAAAGTATCAGTATCAAATGCAGAACCACTTAAATAAGTTGATATTAATTGTGCAGAAGATGATACAGATGAACTAAGAATTAAATTATCTAAAGATTCAAAATTAGTTGAATTTCCAATTACATAATCTACATCTACATTAAAATTTGGTCCTTTTAATGGTGGACATTTTAAATTAGATTGGTCTGTTAGTATGATAGTTTCAACTAATGGATTAGCCATTAATTTAGTTATCCAAAACGTTGTATTTGGTACAATGTTAGTTGGAATTGGTTCGTATAATTTTAATAAAATACTATTTACTTCATCTTTAATTACGGTATTACCCAACTCATCTTGTACTTTTGATGATAATGTAAAATTATCATTTTCCCAAGTTGATATTAATATTTGTTCATTATTTCCAAAATTCGCAAGGTGTGTAAGATATTTACTTTCTTTTTCTGGCTCAATAATTTCTAATTGAGATAAGAATGAATCGAATATGGCTACCCCAAATATATTTTCATCAATTTGAATAGACGGTAAAATTAATTGAGTTTTTATTTCATATTCATTACCTATTAACTCTTCGGAGCCGGCTCTATTAAATGGTTTAAATACTAAAGCTACATTATTACTTTCATTCCAATTTGAAAACTTTTCTTTTAAAGATTTTAAATTTATAGAAATATTTCCGTTTGGAGTTAAATTTTTAAATAGTGCAATTCTACTACCATCTTTTGCTTTTAAATCAACATCTATGGTTGAAGTTGCAAACGAAGAGTATTCGTATGTTAAATCTATATTTAAATCTGAAAACGAAGGTACATCGATTATATCCGCAAATGTTATTTCAGTAATCGATGGAAAATCATTTACAGCTGTGAATGTAACCAATCCGGTTACAGAATCACCTGTACCATATTGAGAACTTTCTGCTACTAATATTATTTTCTTTGTACCATATACTTCCGAAAAATCTTTTTGAAAGTATAATTTTATAAATCCATCCGAAGCGGGTACTAAAATAGTATCAGTTCTACCATCTATATAAACTCTTACATTATCAGTATTAGATACTTTAAATGGTATATTTATTTCCTTTTCTAAATCAGAATCTTTAACTTGTACACTATATTGCGTAGTATCTAAACTTATTATAGGTCTAGCTACATTTATTTCTTTTTCAAAAAATACAACAACTGATATGCCTGATTTAAGTTGTTCGGCTGGTAATGAGAATGATGAATTTTGATTATTCCATTTTGTAAAATCAATAGAATTAGGACCAGCTTCAGCTAATTTTGCAGTATTAGTTGTTTGGTATATATGTAATAAATTATATTCAGCTGGCTTATTTGCATATTCTATTTTAAAATCAACTCTACCTTTTAGTTTATCAGCTTCTATATTTCTAATTATATTACTATCTAATAAACTAAGTTTACCACTATCTGAAATAGTGCCATCATTTTCGAATATTGTATATGATAGTATAACATTTTCAGCTAATTCTTGTCTAAAGTTTGATGAAAATGCCACTTCGTATTCAATTGATGCGGGTAGTTGGTCTACTGCAAAATCAATAGGAGGCGGAGGAGGAAGTATAGTTGAATTTCCTTGTAATGAAAATTGTAAATTTATTGTACCAAAATTAAAATTATTAGTATCTTCTGCTATATAACTACCATCAGATTGTAATACATATTTTTGTACAGAAACCATTTCAGAATATTGATAATCAATAGCTGTTACAATTGGTGTAATATTATAATTCCAATTAAATAAATTTGAATTTTGAAAAGTATTTAATCCAAATGGTTCATTACCAATGTAATTATTATAATAATTATCATATTGTTGCATTGGTTCAACTGAAGCCGGAACATATGTTTTTGTTATAGAAACTACATAATGTTCATTAGCTCTATATCCATTTTTAACTACTTCGTATTTTTTAGAACCATTAAATGTAGTTGATGGTAAATACGTTATGGTAGTATTTACACCATATCCTTTTGAACTTCCATTTTCTAAAAATTCTACTTCGCCACCATCTTCTACTATTAAATTTACTCTAATAGAATTATTTATAATTTCATTTGAATATGTTGGTGGTACATATATTGGATTGGGTGCAACAGGTGGCGTATATCCGCCGCCTCCTCCGGCGCCTCCATATGATGGGAACGCATCATAATTACCCTCCCCATTATATGAATTTAATGTGGGCTCTCCTCCAAAAATACTTTCTAATGCTTTTACCACTCTTTATTGTTTAGTATAAATATCCTATTGTATATTTTCTCTCTGATTCGCATCACCTAAATATGTTCGCTCTCTACCATCTCCGCCATCAAAATTTCTATCATCATAATAGCTTCCGCCACCTCCTCCTCCGCCTCCACCATATGATGGTGTTGGTATTATATCTTCTATTGGTGTTGGATGTGGTTCTAATGGTGGTTCAATTATTTTTATTGGTTGAACTTCAATAGGTTGAACTTCAATGGGTTCAAAATCAATTGGCAGTGGTTTAATTACTCGTATAGGTTCAAAATCAATTGGTGTAACTATTTTTATTGGCGTTTCAATTGGAAGAATTTTAATAATAGGAGCTGGTGTTATTTGTATGGGAGTTTCTTTTACAGATACACCTTTAACATCCAATTTAATATTTTGTGGATTATAAACATTTCTAACTTTACTATCATTTATTACTATATTACCAACTAAATCTTTTATTTCTTTTTTAAGTTCGGTAATTTCAAATTCTTTTGGCAATACTTTTATATTGATACTTCTTCTATTTAAAGTTTTTGTATTATAATCTATACAATTTCTTAAAATATTTTGAATTTCTAATTTTAATTTACTAAACTCATACTGCTCACAATCTTCAAATCTGATTATAGAAGGTTTTCCATAGTTTGATTCTGAAATAATATATTCTTTATTTGTCAACCAATATGCTACGCTTGTTTTAAAATCTAAAAATATTCTTTTTTTGAAAGCACTAAAATTAGATAATCCAAAATCTTTACGCAGAATAGATTCGAAATCTTTACCAAATCTATTAACCATTAATGATGTTATCGATTCTAAATAAGTTACTTCAAATGAATCTAATGAATCTAATATATTTTTTTTATAATATTTAAAATCTTTACTTAAATTATTTATATTTGTAAATTCTTTATTAGTTATATTATTAACATTACTATTTTTTGTTTTTAATGGTAATATTCTAATTTCGGTTCTTGATGGTGATATTTCATGCACCCACACTTTTGTTAATTCATTATCACTTCCTACTTTATTTCTAACAAAATTAATATTAACTTTTAGGATACCATTTGTAAATCCTAAATCATTTAGTAATTTTTCAATATCAATTGCTAACTCTTTTTGTCCACCTTTATTTGTAAGGTTATACATATAGTTTTTAATATCACCCGTTTTTATATAAGCAACATTATTGCCAGTTTTTTGAGGTAATAAATTATTGTTAATATCATAAACTGATACTTCCATTACATCATATCTACAATCGCCAAAATCAGTATCTTCTATTTGATTTTGGTTTACAATAAATAAATCTTCAGTTTGCAGAAATTGTCCAGCATTTTCTGAATTATTATTTATATTGTCTATATTTGTATATTTCTTAATACTCATAATTTATTAATATGAATCTGGGTGATATTTACCAAAACCGGCTTCGTAAGTTTTATCTTTGCTAGTTCCATCTGAACGTGTTATTACAACTTTAAGAGAACCATCTTTATATTCTGCTGAATGTGATTTACCATTAAACCAACCACCCTTTTTACGAGAATCTAAATCGCCTACTGCATCGAAGTTTAATGCAAACTCAATATCCTTACTTTCACCAGCTGCCACACTAAAACTTTTTTGTGGAATTTTGTAAAACTCTCTATTTTTTGGATTTGTAGGAGTTAGTGTTACATTTATTGGTTGCTTATCATTATTTGTGATTGATATAGATTTACCATTTTTCCATTGGTTTCCTCCAGTTGCACTAAATCTAGCCCATATCTTAGGTGCATTTGCATCCTCCATTGGTTGTAGTTTAACAATAGCCACATCATTGACAACATCGGCTCCAGCAGCTTGTGCTTGCGCTTGTGTACCTTGTACAATTGCTTGTTGATTTTGTACTGCTCCTAATTGAGATTGTAAACCTTCAATTATAGAATTCAATGAGTCGATTTGTTTAATCAATGCCTGAATTTGTGCTTTAAACCCGGTATTTTGAGATTGTAATGATGCTCTAAGAATACCTTCCTCTACGGATTTTTGTAATGAATTTTGTATTTGTAAAGCAAAATCATCAATAGTTTGTACTAATGTATTTAGTTGATTAACTAATGCATCGTTTGTTTGTTCAATTGCCAATCTATTATTTATTTCAGATTGTACTTGTGATTCTAAATCTGATATAGTTGAGTTTAAATTAGATACTTCTACATTTAAATCAGCCACTTGCTTTCTTAAATCTTCATTTTGAAGTACTTCTTCATCGTATAATGGTTTAGGAACTAAATTTAAATTTTTAGTAGGAATATTAGGTTTTAATTCCTTAATATCTAAATCAATTGCTTTTAATAATTCAACTTCATCGTATTTATTTTTATTTAGTTCCTTAAATACTAAAGATGATGCAATATTATTTTCATTAACCACCGTAACACCATATTCGTTTTTAGCAATAGCTTGAGAACCGGAGATAGATAGTATTGATTCTAAATCTGATTTTCTTTTTTCATTTAATTTTTGTGCAATTGCCTCTAATGCTGTCATTTTATTCTATTTCAAAAATTAATTTATCATCTATAATAGTAGATATACCACTTTCGATAATTTTAATTTTTAATTCATAAGTTCTATTAATCGGTAATGAGTTTAAACTCATATTAAAATAATTTGATGTAGAATCACAACTTATTTGTGTGTATTGACCAAATGGATATATTACCTCTCCTGTTTTATAATCTTCTAATTGATAATATGATGAACCAGATGGTAAATATTTATTTTGGTCATATGCAAATGAACCTGTTCCAAATGTTTTCAATGGATACATGTCTCTACCTTTTACTCTTACCTTAATGGTTTCGTTTGCTGGATATGTTGATTTTAAATTAGTTAAAACTACTTTATATCCTTCTTGTGCTGAACCAGTTACAGGTGTTAAACTTCCTGTTACGAATAAACTATCTTTCGAAACTACTTCTAATTTAGGCTCATATATTGTATTTGTTTCTTTAGAGAAAAATTTTAATACACCATAATCTAATTCGTTATTTTCGGCAGTTAAACTATGATGTAATATGAATCCATTATTTGATATAGAACCACTTAACCATAAATTAACTATACCCGTTACATTCATTCTAATGTCAGCATCTTCATAACTATAAGATTGAGATGCCATAGATGCAGTGTACCAAGTACCACCACCACCATTTGAAATTGAACCGGTATCAGAACCACTTACATATGAATTAGGAGTTACTGTATAATCCATCCATTTATCAATTCCATTTTTATAATACCAACTAACTCCATTTGATGTTATATTATCAAATTTAGTACCAGTTCCCATATTCCAACTTTGAGAAACTGCATTAGCATGAATTGTATATTCTAATGGAATTTCTTCCGCTTGGGATGATTTTAAGTTTAAATAAACAATAGAGCCGCTTAGTATTCCCATATTGGCTACATCAAATTTAATTAAAGTTCTTGCTATATCTTTTGAAGAACCATAATAAAGTTTACCTACTTCTAATATCTCGTCTCTACCTGCGTTTTGTTCGGGTTGTTGAAGATATATACTTGCGTCAAATGACGATGTGAATAATTTATGCATATTATAAAGCTCTTCCTTTTATATCTTTGTTAGGGTATTTTATTTCGAAGATGCAAGGGTCTAAAGATGGATATATTATCTTACCTTTAGTTGCTTCATCGATATTGTATCTATTTGGTGAATAATTTTCATTACCATCGCTTTTACATATATTTGATATTTTTACCGATGGCACACTCATTACACCTTCTACATTTGCTAATATTAATTCTAATTCAGAAACATTAATTGGTTTATTGAATGTCCAATTATCTATTTCAAAGTAATTTTGCATTTCAGTTAAACAAGCTGATAATACTTCTCTTTTATTATAGTTCTGATAACATATTATTTCAAAATCAACTCCTATATTAATTACAAATCCATCTATAATATTAACGGCATCTGTCATCATTCTATACTCACCCAAATATGTTTTAAGATTTTGTTTAACCGCTTGATTTATTTGAGTAAGTTTTTTATCACCATTATACCCTAATATATACATATTAATTGCAAATGGATTATTAACTTCAGCAATTGCTGTTTTCTTTTGTGTTAAGTATTTTACTAATTCGGTTTGGATTTCTAATTTAGATTTATTTTGTAATCCTTCTATAACCCCTACGAATTCTGCAATATTATTTGGAGATGCCAATATAGATGATGGTGAATTATTATCAATTTCACCATCAGGAGAAACATATACCTTAGCAACACTACCATATCGTTCTGGCATACTTAATGCTCTTACGATATAATCTTGCTTTGTTACTGCTCTATTTTGAGAACCAAACACTCCCAATGCGTTTTGCCTAATTTCTTCAATCGATTCACTTCCCCTTCCACCTACTGCTGGTTCTAAATTTTCAACTGCTACACTACTTTTTATTTGAGAATAGGTTACTACATTATCTACAGACAATAAATCCTCTTCAAATTCTATTCTGGATATAGTAGTTAAATCTCCCGAATTTACATTTGATTCAACGCCACCACCTACTAAATACTTTACATTCAATGATTGGTTCGATGGAGCTATTCCAAAAGTATTTGTTTTTAAAAAATTAGATGGGTCAATCCCCTGATTCAATCTTTGTACTGAATTAGCTAATCCCAATCCTATATTTTTAGGGTTTGGTAAAATTTGCTCATCATTCATAGTTACATCGCCACTACCAAATTGTAAATCTATTGTATTATCAGAATTTACTTTAGTTGAAAATCTACGTGGTACTTTTTGTACTTCTAAAATATATGGTACTGTGTTCGATTCTCCACTTAATACGCCAGCATTTGATTCTGTGTTGGGTTGTTCTACAAATATGCTTTCTTGTGCTAAATATGGAACTTCATACCATTTAGCGTTTGTATCATCCGTTACTACCGATGTTATTCCTATTATATTTGTTTCATTTATAGTTGCAACGGGATAATCAGTAGTATCAGTAAATGTAATAGTCGTATCTTTTTCTCTAGCAGAAATTGCTTTTATTTTTTTACTAACTAAATAAAAAGTTGGCTCTCCAGTTGCGGTATTTCTCTCATACACATCTATTTCTCTATTGGTTTCATTTGAAAAATCAACAGAATCAGTTGTTCTGAATATAATATTTGGATTAGTTGTTGATACTATTTCCATACCATCTTTTATTCTTAAAAAATAAGATGGGTTTGGGGAATATTGATTTACTCCATTACTAATGGCTGGAACTAACTGATAAACAGTTAGAGTTGTAACTGCCGGCGTTGTTACCTTTGGTTTATACCCCATTGATTGTGCCAATGCTATTACATTTTTACGTTCAGTAGCATGTGATAACATTGATTCCTTTAATTGTGTATCTTGGTAGAATGATAAAACATCGCCAATTGCGGCTGCCATTTCTACAAATACCATACCCGGAGATGCTTCATTGAAATCCGAATATTGGTTTGGAAAATATGTTTTTGTAAATTCTACTAAATTTTGCTTAAAGCTAGCAAAATCCTTACCAACATATGTTAGTTCTCTATTACTACCCCAATTCTTATTTAACGGTTTGATAGCCATTTTGTTATTATTGATTTATCGTTACTTCTATTGTTTCTGATATATTAGGATTCAATCTTAATGAAAATTTTATAGAAACGTTTATTTTATTGTTATCTATATCATTATCATCAAATGGAAATTCTATATCGTTTATTGATACAAATGGCATCCACATAGCTACTGCATCTTCAATTGTATCGATTACTCTATCTTTAATATCTTCACCATATATTGGTTCAAATATTAATCTATGTATATCGCATCCAAAATCGGGCTGCATAACCCTTTCACCCTTTCGGGTCATTATAAGATTTATTAAATTATCTCTAGTCTGCTTAATAGTGGTATAGTTTGTAGCAAAAATACCATTAGAATCGGAACGTCTATTTATTCCAATTCCTAATGATTTATAAGAATTACTCGTTAAATCCTTTGTACTTACTCTACCAATTTCTATCGCCATTATTTAAATCTCTTTACTAATTCTGAATAATCTCTTGTTAATGCTTTTATAGTAGCATCTTGTAATCCATCGCCTGTTGATTCAAAGTTTGGAGTATTAGATGGTATATCCATATCTCTATAATCCAATGTTTCCCATTCACTCTCATCAACCCTTAATTCAGGCTTAATCATATCCAATACACTACCCACCGCTTGTGCACCTTCCTTCCTTTGCTCTGATGTAAATGGTTGTGTCATATTAAGAATCTCATTTATCATTGGGTCTTTTGTAAATTCCTTTTTGATTTGAGGTCTTTGTTCTTGTACAATTGGTTGTTGTTTTTTAACATTCGGAGTTGTACTTTCCGAAACCTCTCTTAATGTGGGAGATGTAGTTTTTCTTTGTGAGTTTAATGTAACCGCACCAGATTTAATTAACTTAGCTAATTCTTCTTTAACTTGTTGTTTTACTTCATTTTTAACAACCTCCTTAATTAAACCTACTAATAATTTTGAATCCATAGTAATTTGTGTATGTTTATAATAAATATTGAAAGATTAAATTTAATACAATTGTATTATCCTACGATTTTATACCCATTCCAATTTAGTATTGTGGGAGCGGGTGGAGCGGGTGGTGGATATTGTGATATAACAGACATTATACCACTCACTCCCATTAAATGCGTTTTAGCCACATTAACAAATGGATTAATCATTATGTTTGTTTGAAAACTGAATTTTATTGTTGGTGGTATAAAAAATATATTAGGAATTTGTGGTATTTTATCTTTGATTAAATCGTATGCCATTGCCAATAATTCTTCTTTAGTTGGTATTGCTTCATCTATCATTTTTTGTAATTCCTCCTTTGTAGGTATTTTTGGAATACTAATATCCGATAGTTGTATATCTGGCACTGCTCCATCTATTGTATCTTTTACAAATTTCTTTATCTGAGCTTTGGTTGGTTTAGGTGATGGAATACTATTTGATAATTCCACAGCCGTTTGAATTGCGGCTTGAATTGGTGCTAATATAGTTGCTTCTATTGGTATAATTAATTGTTTTTTTAACTCTTCAACGGCTACATCTAATAATTTTTGTTTAGCTTTTTCAATAATTTCTTTTTTCTTTGGCAATTCTGGAAATGGAAATTTAATAGCTTTTTTCATTTGAGAACCAATTGATGGCTTTTTCTTTTTTGCTGTTTTTACTTTTTGAATTATAGTTTTACCTGCTTTGATAGCGGGGTGGTTTGCTATATTTGAATCAATTGGTTCTTTTTTTAATATTTTTTGAATAGTTTCATAAACATTAACTTCGCCAATTTTTGGTATATTAATAGTTTGCTCTTTAAGTTTATCTTCTAAAGCTTGCATTGCTTCTACTTCAGCTTTATGTAATGCGGCTGAAGCAGCTAACATTATTGGATTAGGTCCGATATTCATAATTGTGCCTGGTGCAGGCGGCGTTGATTGCCAACCAGCCGGCTTTAATAATGGACTTGGTATTGGTGCCATTTCAGCTCCCAACCAATAAGCATCAAATGCTTTTGGGTATATTTCAGCTAGTATGTTAAAGTTTTCACCATCCGAATCTTGTCCTTTTTTAAGAGCAGTTTTAATTACATCTATCATTCCGGAAACATTCCCATTTATAATAGGAACTCCGTAAATCATATCTCCACCTCTCTGAATACACCTATGATATTCGTTTGCGTAGAATTCAGCAAATGAATCCATATCTTTTCCAAATTGAAAAGATACCATAGATTTTAAAACATTTACTTTGAATAGTGTCCAAGACATTATGATTTACTTAAATAGTTTTTAGCAGATAATAACGTATTTAGTTTTCCTTTTATAGCTTTAAAAGCAGCTACGTTAGTAGGTCCTAATGCGGTTGGTCCAACCGGAGTTGCATATATTTGTTTAGTTATTTCATCAATTAACTCTCCCATTATTTTAACTAATTCACCACCTAACACCATTTTCTGAACAGCTGCGCCAGCGGCGCCTTCGCCATTATTTTTACCTAAATATATCTTACCATTTTCTGAATTTAAAAATATTTGGTTAGCACCTTCCGAATGAATTGTTACATTCTTTTTATTATGTATATAAATTTCCTTTTCGGCATCTATCGAATAATTACCATCTGTTATAACGCCGGTATTGCCTTTACCAAAAATTATAAATTCTTTTGCTTTTGCTGAAAGAACTATTCTGTCAGAATTAATAAATAATTGGTCACCAGTTAAATCTTTAGAGTTTGGATATTCTTTAAATCCTACTTTAGTTTTTTTAATAGTTTCCGTAAATGGAACTTTTACTTTATTAGATGTTATATAGATAGATGTACCATCTTTATTAATATCCTCATCTACTAATGTACCAATTGGTTTTGAATCTAATTCAGAATTTTGTCTATTACGGATAAATATAGATGGAGAAGATGTTTTACCATCTTCAGTTAAATGAAACTCACTAAATCGAATAGTATTACCAACTCTACCAGTTAATATTGTATCTCCATCATTTGGTTTTAGAAATTTGATACCCTCTTTAATAGTGTATTCCGTCTTTTTTTCTTTTTGTGCTCCGGCATTAGAAGTAGATATTCCTGTTTCTTTTTGCTTTTTATAATCGCTAGATTTTGAAGATGTATTAGTATCAACTAACTCCGATTTATTTAATAATTCAGATGTTTTATAATCTTCTCTAAAATTTGGATAAATCGTTAAACTATATGGTAACCAAAAATATTGAGCATTTAAATTTAAAATTAGTACAGTTTCTCCTACTAATGGGAATGTAATATTATTTTTATCAAATGGAAATGCGTGATATAGTTTATCAGAAGAAAACGTATCATTAGTTTTAAAATCTATCGCACCATAATATTTAGTATCTTTATCTGATATATCTGAATTATCATTATATACACTAACATAATCGTTATCTTTATCTAATTCTAAAAAATCATCTTCAGTTTTGAATACTCGGTTTACCTTAGATAAAAAAATCTCTAAGTTATTAGATTTTTTATTTAATGATTCATTATTATTTGTAATATCAAACATTATATTTTAGATTTAATTTCATCCAATTCTATTTGAATATCAACTAATTTATCTTCGTTCTTTTTATCAAGCTCATTAACCGTATCTTCCAAATCATTTAATAATTGAATTTTTTCACTTTCACTTAACCAACCATCTTCACCGATACCTTTAGCTTCGGCCGATGCTAATCTTTGTGCGATTGTTGCAAGTTTAATTAGGTGGTCATCGTTTTTAACTGATGTATCAATTAAATCTCTTATAATTGGAGCAAGTACAGTTGCTTCTCCTACATTTTTAATCAATTTACGAAGAGATTCAATCATCTCTGAAATATTCTTCTTCTTACTTTGTTGATTATCGTATATATCTTTGAATAGTGATGATAAATTTTTACCATCAAATAATTTAAATTCTGCGCTCATATTGTTTGTTTATGTACTAATAATTATTTACTTATTAAATAATTACCCAATACCAAATAATCCATATCACAATTAAGGAATGTCCAAATTGCTTTTTGTGGGTCATTTGTCATAGTATGTCCTCTTAGGTTAAAAGAAGTATTTAATAATATAGGAGTACCACTTATCTTTTCAAATTCCTTTAATAGATTATAATATAGTGGGTTTGATTCTTGTCTTACAGTTTGAATTCTAGCCGAACCATCTACGTGTGTTACCGATGGTATTGATTTATAGTCGGTAACCTTAACCACTTGATTCATATAAGGAACTTCTGATTCGGATATAAAGTATTTTTCGTAATCTTCGATTGTTACCGATGGAGCAAATGGTCTAAACATTTCTCTCTTTTTGACAACCTTATTAATTCTATCTCTAACATCCGATAAATGTGGATTAGCTAATATAGAACGATTACCCAATGCTCTCGCACCAAATTCGGTTCTACCTTGAAACCATCCAACTATATTACCATCATTAATTAATTTTGCAACTTCTTCACATAGCATATTACTTACTTCGTAATACATTGCATTTAATCTATTATTTTTATTTCTATTTTTTAGAATAATATCGGTTATTTCTTTATTATTCCATTCAGGTCCTAAATATGGAGATTGATTATCGCCTCCTATTACTTTAGGATTATCTAATATATTATGCCAATGATATAAACAAGCTCCAATTGCAGAACCTGCATCAGATGGAGCAAATGGTATCCATAAATCGTTAACTGATGTATGTTTTTGTATTTTACCATTAGCAGTTCCATTATAAGCAGAACCACCACCTAATACTAAATTAGCCGTATCAGCTTGTTGCATACAATTATTTACAAAGAAGTAAAAACAACTCTCATACCATTTTTGTAAAGCTGCTGCTAAATCCATATGATGTTGTTCTATATTTGATTCGGGTTCTCTTGGTTCTGTACCAATTAGTTTTACCAAATCATATGTGTACATATCAGTATTGGAGTATTGCCAAGTAAAGTATTTTTGATTTATTTGAATAACGCCTTCTCTATCAAATCTAAACATCTTATCAAACACATGCTTATATTTTGATGCATCACCATATGGTGCTAACCCCATAACTTTATATTCACCATTATTTGGTTTGAATCCTAAATAAGCAGTTATAGTAGAATATACTAATCCCAATGAGTTAGGGAATAATAGTGAGTTTATTTCTTCGAATTGATTATCCTTACATTTTATTGCTAATGCAGTTTCCCATTCACCAACGCCATCTATTGATATACCAATTGCATCGTGAAATGGTGATGTGTAGTATGAAAATGCTAGGTGAGAATAATGATGTTTTACATATTGAATGTTACCTACAAAATTTAGTTTATTAGCTAAATATATAGTTAGGTTTCCTTCTTTACTTTCAAAATCTTCTTTAAATACTTTCCAATTCTTTTTGTTTTTCCACCAATGTTTACCTAAAGTATTCTTTACTCTATCATATTTTAATTGCGGGTCTTCGTACCAACATATAGTATCAATATCTGATATAGTTTTTTTAGAATATTCTAAAACCCATTTGATTGCTTTAATTGGAAAAGAATTATCGTGTTTAATGCCAGATAATTTCTCTTCTTCAATTGCTGCTATAACTTTACCATCTTCAAATAAACATACCGCAGAATCGTGATAAAATGCAGAAATACCTAATGATACCATAATATTAAATTTTTATATCGCCGTTCATATCAAACTCATTATAAAGTGCCATTTGCTTTTCTTTCATTTTATTAACAACTTTAGTTATATAATGAGTTGGAAAGCCAGTCATTTCTCTAATAAGTAGATACAATGATTTTTTGTTAAAACTTTCGATATAATTTGCTCTTCTAAATAATTCTAATACTGCATCTGCTATTTGAATATCTCTTTTCTTCTGAAAATAGTTTTCTAAATGCGTATCCCAATATAATAACATTCTATCATTAAAAGTTCTATATTCATCATTACGAACTTCTTCTGCCCAATTGTTTTCAGTATCCCAATTAGCCGGTAAGGATGATATTACATCCGTATTCTTATATCTCTTATAGTTTGCATTGTTATTTAAAATAAGATAATTTCTTGCCACAATTGTAAAGTAGCTAAATGCTTTACCTTTTCCAGCTTTATACATATGAATCTTTTCAATCATAAATGCAACAACCTCACACATTACGTCTTGTGGGTCATCATCAAAATATGTAAATTTCCATTTGTTATAAACTATTTCTGCAAGTTTATCAAATGCTGGTTTAATTCTATCCCTATAAACTCTATCTTTAATTCTTTGGTCATCTGTTGAGTTATATTCTACGATAGCATCTTCTGTATCTTTTGTGAAGTATTGTTTGCTTTTGGCTTTTCTTGGCATTTTTAATTGAATTGTTTGAATCTTTCGATAGTTTCTTTTATTTGATAAAATATAGAACCTACTTCATCATCCTTCTCAAACATTTCACGAGAATCTATTTCTCTTAATGCTTCCAGTAATGCTTCGTTTCTTTTTGTTTCTTCTTCTAAAAAATCTTCATATTTTTCTAATTTATTAAGAAGATTCCATATAGTGTATCCAGCTCCTGCTAAAAATACAACTAAAATTATTATTATTAATTCCATATTATACTATTTCATATCCTTGTAAAAAATAATTGTTTGCTTTTTTAACTTTAACCTCAATGAGTTCACCATCGGGTGATTTCATTATAACTTTATCATTTCTACCATAATCTTGCTTTTTAACAACAGTCGTTGAATAAACTCTATCTTTTATAGTAATTCCATCCAAATGGTCTATCTCATGTTGAACAATAACTGTTTTCATAGTATCTTCAGATACTTTATCTCCGGCTCTATCTTCTTCTGGGTTTATCTCAAATCTAATTTCACCCAAATTATCGGTTTGTACTACAATATAGTTGGCTCTAATAGTTCTTACAGGCTTTTCCATTGTTGATGGGATAGATAAACATCCTTCATAAAATAAGAATCCATCTTTAGAACGTTCTGTTATAATAGGGTTTAATAAAAATAATTCTACATCATTAACTTTAATAACACAAGCTCGTTTGTTAACTCCAATTTGATTTGCGGATAAGCCAACGCCACCCATGCCTTTTAATGCGGCAAATAAAGTATCTCTTAATATATCTGCTTCAAATTGCGTTAATTCTGATTTTGGTACAGGCGTTTTTAGATATTTTATAAACTCTGGATTAGTTAATCCATTTGAGCTTTTGTCTACGATTAATTTCATATTTATTTTAATATTATTGTAATTAGTAAAGTTATCAACAATCCTATTAGTGAATAGAATGATGCATCTTCTGAAAATTTAGTTTGGTCTGGTCTTTTTCTTTGATTATCCATTTTTTTTATTTTTTAAGCCATATTTAATCCATTTATACCATACTCTCTCGTGAATATAATACTGAATGGGTTTATAAATCAATTCTGCTACTCCAAATGCTGCTCCAACTTTAATTGAACCACTTATCAACCACATTAATAAGAATCCAATTACGGTACTTAAAATTCGATATGAAATGGTTTTAGCAATGTGTCTTTTACGCTCTACTATCATTATCCTTTGGTTTCATCATAGGTAATAGTTCCATCCGGTGTCATATGGCCGGTTCTAATAGCAGTTCCACTAATTGCTGCTACATCAGTTGGTGGTTCGTGATATATTACATCATAGCCCACTCCTCTACCATAGTTTACCGATTCAATATCGGGAATAATAGATAATAAAATTTTATCAAAATTATTTGTAAAGAAAGGTTCATGTGATAGTTCTTTTAAAATTTGTTGTGCAGTTTTAGGATTATTCTCATCTTGTGGAACATCTCTAATTGCAACCCAAACGTTTTTACCTTGAGTTAGTTGTTGATTAATTAACCATTCGTGTCCTTTATGCCAATTCTGCCATCTTCCGATGTACAATGCGTACTTTTTCATTTGTTTGATATTTTAAATAAGGTAATATAGCTAACTCTTTTGCTTTTGCTTCAACCATAATGTCCACATCCAATTCGTATGTATTGGGGAGGGATTTAATATACAGAGAGTGAGCTTGTGGTTTTTCTTTTGGATTATTTTCATGTAATGCTTTTGATTCTGAATAATGTACAACGGGAGTAATTCCATCAGGCCAAGTTGTTGCCGCCAGTTTAAGTGCCTGTTCTTCGGATAAATCGCCTGTACAAAATTGGTGATGGTGGTAATCGAATACAATAGGAATACCAATTGCATTATGGATATACATAAGGTCGTTAACTGAATACATAGATACCTTATCATCATTCTCTATTGTAAGTCGTTTTTGTACCGATTTAGAGAGTCTTTGGTAGTTTTTGATGAATCTATCCATTGCAGATTTTTTATCTCCGTAGACACCATTACAATGGATATTAATCTTATTATAAGGAGTTTTAGATAACCCCATCATATCGAATACTTTACCATGTAATTCTAAATCTGCAATTGCAGCTGCTACCACATTTTCTTTTGGTGAAACTAATACAACAAATGGACCAGGATGCGATGTAATACGAATATCCCAATACTTTGCAAAATCACCCGCTTTCTTTAACTCACTTTTAATCTCTTTATAATCTTTTAGTTGAGTTAAATCAATATTATCGCCCCACGGAATAAGAGCAGATGATAAACGAAAGAATTTAATTCCATTTAATCGATTCCATTCTAAAATTTTGATAATATCTTTTGCATTAAGCAATGCGAGTTCAGAAACATAATCTAAACCCTTTGATTCGAATGTTCTTTTAACCATAGTTCGGTTAGTAGTAACTTTCTTACCCATTGTCATATTAATACACGCATATCCTAAATTCATAATAATATTTTTAGATTTTATATCCAAATATACTAAAAAAATATTAGAATACCAAATAAATTAATAAGTTTTTATATTTTCAATATCGTTTTTCATTCGGTTTAGCTCACGCACTGTCCCTTTTTTTGAATTTAACCAATATTGAACTGCTTTGGGGTTATTAATCCAAAGTTTTTTATTATTCCACGGATAATCGGGATGCATAAACTCTTCCCACATTAAATTTGGAATTGGTTCTTCTTTTTGTGAATTTTTTCCACTATCTTCGGTATTTTGTGGAATATTTTCCACTATATCTTCTTTAGTATCGCCATAGACTTCATACAAACCTAATTTTTGGTCGTTTTCCATCATTTCACCTAATAATCTTCTTTGTTTTTGTTTTTTAGTTTCAATTAATCCATTGAAAGCGATAATAAGTGCTACTGCTAACGGGTCAAACACAATTACAATCAAAAATATGAAGAATTTTACTACATTTTTCAATTCTACACCAAATGCTTCGGCAACAAAACGGAATCCTCCAACTTCTTTTTCTAAGTCTAAGTTTTTTATCTTAATTTCGTTAATTTTTTCGGTTTCACCGGCATTTTGAGTTTGTAAATCAGAAATTTTATTGTTAATTTTACCAATTTCTTTATCTCTATTATCAATAGAACGAAGTAAGCGTGAATTTACCTTACCACCATCTATAATTTTACCCTGATTGGTGTTAAATTCGGTAATTTGAGTAGAAAGTTGCTCAATTTGAATAGTATTTTGGTCTATTTTAGTTTGATGAACTGCGATTTCTCTATCTACTTGCTGTAATTGAAGGGATTGCGCTTGAAACGCATTTGAAAGGTATCCAAAAATACCGGCCGAAGTGATTAACATTAATACGGCAACTGATATGGTTAAATACCATTTATTAAATCCACCAATATCATCCCATTTTTGTTTGAGATATGTTGCGGCTACTAATTTAGCTAACTCTAAAGAACTAGCCATTACCATAACGGATACAGATGCTCCTGCAAAGAGAACACCTAAGCCTGTTACGGAAAAGTATGCTGCGCAACCTGCTATTATAATAGCAGATAACCCTACTAATATTTTTAGCCAATTCATAATTATCTATTTATTCTCGTCAATTCGGAGATACGTTCTACTATCTTTCTTGCATCTTCTAATGTAGTATGAGCTTCTGATGGTGATAATGATTGTGCACCTGTAATTCCGTTTTGTAAAATCCTTAATTTTCCATCTAAAGATTCTAATAACGTTTGTATTTTTTCGTTGTATATCATACTAATAAGTATTTTAAATATATTTTTTAGTTTCTAAGAATGGGATTAATACAGTTTTAGTCCATAATTCGGCACCAAATGTACTCGGGTGGAATCCATCTTTAGAAAAATAACCATATGGTTCATCTAATCGTTTTCTATCAGAATGCGTAACCATAACAGCATCTTCTTTTGATATATTTAATAAACCATGCAACCACTCAAACATACCATCTTTAATAGCAATATTGGAATCAAATTGTTTATATAAATAATTTATTAATTGGTGTTCTTTATGTTTTTCTATATCTAAATAAGATGA